CAGGCGGTGTTAAAGGCATTGGCCTTTCTGCCTGCAAGTGCGACTGCATCTGAATACGAAGACGACCATATGTGGATGAACAATGGAGCCGACGAGAGAGCGTTCTTCTCTGGTGGCGGTTGGTACTCCGGTGCGTATGCGGGTCTGTTCGCCTTGTACGGCACCTATCCCCGCTCGTTCTCGTACTGGACCCTCGGCTTCCGCTCCGCTTATGTAGACCTGCCTACTGAGTAATGTGTTCTGTCTACCCCCACGATAGTGGGGTATATTTTTTGGAGGTTACGATAACGGAATACGTGATAATGTAACAAAATGGCATAAATTCTAACAAGGATGCTAAAATAACTTGTGTTTTTAACGGGAGGATGAAAAAAGAATGGAAGAAATGAAGATACAGCAGAAGGTCTTTGAGATGATGGAATATGCTTACGTGTGTTTGCAACAATTTCCAAAGTCTGAGAAGTTTGCCTTAGTTGTGGATATAAAGCGGTGTATGAACCTTATCCTCGAAAGAGTAGTCGAGGGGTCTAAGAAATATTATAAAAAGACAACTTTGCAGGAGCTTGATGTTGAAGTGACAAAGTTAAAGGCATATATCCGTCTTTCTTACAAGCTTGGATTCCTCCCGATCAAAAAATACGAAATCTGGGCTGAGAAAGTCGTTGAAATTGGTAAAATGGTAGGCGGCTGGATCAAGAATGTCCAGAGATAGGGATTGCGGTGTAGCGTTCTACTCTGGTGGCAATTGGAACAACGGTGCTAATGCGGGTCTGTTCGCCTTGAACGGCAACAATCCCCGCTCGAACTCGAACTGGAACCTCGGCTTCCGCTCCGCTCTACCAAATAGTCAGATGCTGACAGCTCAAGGGCTGTCTCCCAGTACATGGTAGGTAAAGGACTGCTTTTCCTTGCCATAGGCAAAAAATTAAAACTGTGCACACACCGATAGTAGGCATATCCGAATTCCGTGTGTGCCAAACTGGAGAAACAATGTCGATAAAGAATGTTTATTATGAAATAACATCATTTGAAAATCTGCTCAGAGCAGATAAGAACTGTGCGTCACAGCACACTGACAAATGGGAGATTATAGAGTTCAGAAGGAACCTTGAGGAAAATCTTCTGAACTTGAGAGACAGGCTCAGGAGACTGGATATTCCACCAGTGCGGTATCGCAGCTTCCTTGTATTTGATCCAAAAGTAAGAAAGGTTATTTACACTGATTACACCACGAAAGTGATTCAGAGGGCAATATATGACGTTCTATATGAGCCAATTCAGAGAGGATTCATAACTGACACATACGCATGTGTTACGGACAGAGGACAGCACGAAGCGGTTAGGAGACTTGCTTCGTGGTTTCATGAGTTTAATGGTAGAGGACAGTATGCGTATTATTACAAGTTTGATGTTAGAAAATTCTTTTACCGGATTGACCACGAAGTTTTGATGAATATCATTAAAAAGAAGATCTCCGACAAATACACTGTAGAGCTTATGCGGTACTATATGTGCAGCACACAGCGACCGTTCGGGATGCCACTTGATGGCAACCATCTTACAATTACGGACGATGAAATGCTCTGGGATAAGGGAATCGCCATAGGAGGCGGACTGTCACACATGATTGGGAATATGTATCTTGATCAGCTGGACCAGTACGCAAAAAGAACCTTGGGGATAAAAAAATACATCCGATTTGCAGATGATATCATTATCACTGATACAGATAAGGGAAAGCTGAAGGAATATGGGAAACTGCTCACTCAGTTTCTCAATGAAAAACTGCTACTTGAATTTAATGATCGGTGTGCACTCCGGCCAAACAGGTGTGGGTGTGAGTTCGTGGGATGCGTAATCTATCCAGATCATGTTCTTTTAAGGAAAAGCACTACTCTGAGAATGAAAAAGAACCTTCGGAGAGTGGCGGAAAAATACAAAAAATATGAGGTATCCTTCGATTACTGCAAGCAGGTGGCAGCCAGCTACGCAGGAATGCTTGAGCATGTTGATGGAAACCGCTTTAAGGATAAACTGTGGGAAGATTTTGTACTCACACACAATATGGAGGAATAGCATGGGTAAGAATGATTTAGAGCTTCTTGAAATCTATATGGACATGGTTGAAAAGCAGGATGAAATCATATATCGAATGACAGCTTTACTGAAAAGCTATGTCAGAGAGATACATAACCTGCGGACTATAAATGGATTCTTTGAAGTGGATTCAAACCAGGAGATTGACGAGAAAATTTTGGAAGAATGTATGGATCAGTACGAAGAAATGAAAGAATGAGAGCCGGAAGGCTCTTTTTTCTTTGGAAAGGAGGCAGTGAATGGAGGAGCCAATCACAAGGGCAGAGTACGAGGAGTATCAGAAACGCATTGAGGATGAAGACCACCGCCAGAACAAGAGAATTGAACAGTTGGAAGAAAACACCAAGCAGATCAATGCTCTTACGGTATCAATCGAAAAGCTGGCACAGTCTGTTGAGAGCATGGTCAAAGAGCAGGAGGCACAAGGAAAACGTCTCGTGTCTTTAGAAAGCAAAGACGGTGAGATGTGGAGAAAGGTCGTTGGTTATGTGATCACAACGATAATTGGCATTGCTGTAGGCTTTATGTTTACACAGATAGGTATGTAGGAGGTATGTATGCGAAAAAGGCGAGGCTTCCACCTGTGGAAGAACATTAAAAAAGCAATAGGAAAGGTAGGCACTCTGAATCTGGTATTGATTCTGATGTTTGCCTTTTTTATTTGGTTTAATTGGCAGATGCTGTGCATATTCCGGGAGTACGCAGCCATACCGGAAACGTATGCCTGTGCTGTTATTGCAGCGACAATCGGAGAAGCCGGCATTTGCGGATGGATCCGCACGACCAAGGACAGGAAAAGGGAGCATGACTGGGAACGTGCAGACAGAAAAGAAGATAACAATTCAGAAATGGAGGAAATGAATGATGAGTCTTGAAGTATTTTTATTAGGTTTACTTATTGTATCCACACTGACTGGTCTTTTTACGGAGGCTATTAAAAAGTGGTTGGACGAGCGGGGAACAAAGTATTATTCCAATGCCCTTGCAGGATATGTAGCAATCGGTCTTTCAATTGCGGTTGGCATTGCCTATATTATTTTGGTCGGAGCTGTACTTAATGCACAGACAGCGGTATATCTGATTGCACTGATTCTGTTGTCCTGGTTATGTGCAATGGTGGGATATGACAAGGTAATGCAGGCAATCGCACAGTTTAAAAGGTAGGCGATCGTATGGCTTTAACTGGAAAAACAAATGACGAGAAGATTTGGAATTACTTAAAAAGCAATGGTTTCAATGAGTTCGGTACAGCCGGACTCATGGGGAATCTGTATGCAGAGTCCGGATTAAAACCGACCAATCTGCAGAACAGTTCCGAGAAGAAGCTGGGGCTTACCGATGATACATACACAGCTGCCGTTGATAACGGAGATTATCAAAATTTCGTTAAAGACGGCGCCGGGTATGGACTGGCTCAATGGACGTACTGGAGCAGAAAGCAAAATCTGCTTACATTCGTGCGAGCAAAAAAAACATCAATCGGAGATATGGAAACGCAGCTTGCATTTCTTGTTAAGGAACTGAAGCAGTCGTATTGCTCCGTATATCAGATTTTGAGAACCGCAGGAAGTGTCGCAGAGGCATCCAATGCGGTTCTTTTGCAGTTTGAAAGACCTGCTGACCAGAGTACAGCGGTTCAGAAGAAAAGAGCCTCGTATGGTCAGAATTATTACGAAAAATTTGTAGGAGGTACTAAGAGTATGAGTAGAAAGAGAAGTGAAATTGTGGCACAGGCACAGAGCTGGATTGGATGCAAGGAAGCTGATGGAAGCCATAAAAAGATTATCGACCTTTACAACAACCACAAGCCGCTGGCGAGAGGATATAAGGTTAAGTACACTGATGCATGGTGTGCCACTTTTGCAAGTGCGTGTGCCATCGCCAAGGGATATACAGACATTATTCCTACAGAGTGCGGCTGTGATAAGTTGATTGCTTTATTCCGGTCGTTAGGATGCTGGGTGGAGAATGATGCCTACGTTCCGAGCCATGGAGATTATATCTTTTATGACTGGCAGGATAGCGGTGTCGGAGATAATAAGGGTTCTAGTGATCATGTCGGTGTTGTTGAAAAGGTAGAAGGTGCCCTGATTACTGTAATTGAGGGTAATTATTCCAATGCGGTCAAGAGAAGAAGCCTTGCTGTGAACGGAAAATACATCCGGGGCTTTGGAGTTCCGAAGTATGATAAAGAAGCATCCGTCAAGCCGGCAACTCCGGCGGCACCTTCCGCTCCTGCAACAAAGAAGAATTATGTGCTCAAAAACGGTTCTGCCAAGGTTGGATATGCAACGAGCAGGAATAATTCTCTTGCCGGAACCTATGTAACAACATCTGATCTGAATATGAGGACAGGAGCCGGTACTGGCAACACTGTAATCCTCACTCTCTTAGAGGGCGCAGAAGTGAAGTGTTACGGATACTACAGCACTAAGGATGGTGTAAAATGGTATTTGGTCGCCATTGATAAATACGCAGGATTTGTCCATAGTAAGTGGCTCAAGAAAAAATAGCATGAAATGGCTGTGATATACTAGATGATGAGGTCGTCATTGCTCAATTTAACACGATAAAGAAATAACGAACTACGTGATAATCTAACAAATACCCCTTTTCTCTCCGGAAAAGGGGTAGATTATAACGGAAGGAGCAATGACGTATGATTAGAATTTTACTTTCTTCACGACTTGGTGACCGAAAGTGGACTCAGGCAGATCTTGCGAGAAAGACCGGTATACGACCAACTACGATTAACGAGTTGTACCATGAGATGGTAGATAGGGTAAATTTGGACCACCTGGACCTTATCTGCGAGGCATTGGACTGTTCTCTCGATGAGTTAATCGTAAGGGTGCCGAATAAAACTCCAAGAGCTACACGAACCATTAACGGGTCGCAAAAGTCAAAAACAGACGAGTAAGGAGCTGCAACTCCTCGCTTGCCTAAAAAAGAGACGTTTTACAGAACGTCTCTTTTTTGCACTCCTGCGAATTCAAAGTGAGTGACCGTTCTAAGTAGAGTATATCCAGATTGTTTGAAATATATCCCTCTCGGATGGATTCTACATACCGCTGACTCGGCCTGCCTGGCTTACGTTTCAAATCCATGATATAGACCATTGCTTTCTTCTTTCCGGACGGAAGATCTACCATAACATTCTGCTTGAAATAAAATCTGGGATACCCCTCATAAATGTCAAGACTCTTCTCGTCATTCTCCATTATACTCCATACCACAACCGGAACGGCAGAGCCTTTTCTTCTCCTTATTGTTGCGTATGATCCGGTCATACTGCCTCTGTAAATAAGCTCCCAGTTATTTAATAGGCCGGTGCCATAAATATGTGCTGTAGGGCACCTGAGAGCCATCTGTGCAATATTGAGATTGCTTCCGTATGCTACATATAATTTCTTCATGCTGATACCTCCTCAATTTTGATTATTTTTATCCATGGATTAAGTTCTCCTTTTGCCATAGACCTGGCAATAGTCTTGTTTGGAGCTTTCACAAAATGCTCATTGGAAAGCCCGCCAGAGATAACAATCCTGTATTTCTTCCTGAGCCCTATAGGGATATTTTTCTGATTTGCCATATTATCTCCATTCTCCCCGTCATGCCGATAGGTCAGCGCATTGTGTGCTACGCAGCTTCTCTTACTGCCATGCCTGCGGCTTTCTTCAAAGGGTTCATCATGTGAAGCCGGCAGGTCTTAAACTCGTCCCCATAGAGACCAAGTCTGTGAGTAAGGATGTTTCTCATGATTGTAACTTTCTGCTCTGCAGTGTAATTATCCATGGAACGGAACACCAGCTTGTCGTTGGAGGTGATAGCCCATGCAGATACAGCTAAACAGAACTGAATGTATGCCTTGATTTTTCCAGCATGAAGTGTGCTGTTGAAAAGTCTGAATTCGACTGTACCTTTTGTGAAAAAAGCATGGAGATTCACACCATGGTATCTTGTGGAATTGTAATGCTGATGGTCTATGCCACCACAGTAACCGTCATTTGCACTGCTGTACCAGATTTCCTCTGCTTTTTCGTTCGTGAGGTTCTTGTCCTTTTTCATTGCATTAAGGAGTGTTTTGTTAAGCTTGTGACACCAGCTGTTTTCACGATCACCGATTTCAAGAGCCTCATAGATCAGATCCTGCCTAGCTGTCATGAAACTTACCAGTCTTCTGAGAGATGCCGCTGTGTGATTGGCTCCGTCAACATGGATGTGAATACCACAGCTGCGATGGGATTTTGCTCCGTTCTCGCGGAGCTTTCTTATAACGACCTGCAGGAGCTCAATGTCTTCATAGTTGAGGGGTGGTGTAACCATTTCTACTCTGTATTCATCCATCGGAGCATTTGAATTGTCGTTTCTTACCGGTGTGATAGATGAATCTCTCATGACTTTCCATTTGCGGTTCTTCTGGTCCTTGATGATGCGTGTGTGATAGCAGGTACCGTCTGGCTCACCTGCGATTGCTCCGAACACTTCTGCAAGAACATCTGCAGCTTTCTTTCTGCTGATTCCTGTCATTTCAACTTCTACTCCAAATCTCTGTTCCTTTAACATATTGTTTTCCTCCATTTTGTAAAATTAAAATTCTAATCTGTTGTAATTTTGTTCTGTTCTGTTGTTGGTTGTATATTACCATATGTACACTGTACGTCAATAGTTTTGATACAAAAAGTTGAATAAAATTTCTAACAAGTTAGAATAAAATGTTGACAGGAATAAGGTATTGAATTATAATGAGTAAAACAGGAAACACAGTTACGGAATTGATAAAAAGGAGCAGATATGATATCATATAGACCATTATGGAAGACACTTATCGACAAGGATATTAAGAAGACACAGCTCATGAATATGGTAGGATTCAGTGCCGGGACTTTGTCGAGGCTGTCAAAGAATCAATATGTAGAGATGAAACACATTGACGGGATATGCCAGAAGCTGGATTGCAGGATAGAAGATGTAATAGAAGTGTTAAAGGATGAGTAGATGAGG